AATCTGCTTGTCTTGTATTCTAGCTTCTTCATTAATCATTAATTTTTGATTATTAGCTTCTTGCTCACCAATAGATGCGGCGGATTTTTGAGCAGCTAAAGCGCCTTGGTTAGCCATAGTTTGAGCTAGACCAGCTATACCAGAACTACCTGCAGATCCTTTTAAATTGTTTAATATATTAGCTTGAGACTGTTGTTGTTGTTGAGCTGCAAAATCAGCTTCTTTTTGATTTACAGTAAGGTCTTCATACACATTATCCATGTCCATAAAGGGATTACTAATGTCTAAGTTAGCAAATTGTTCTTTTCTAGCATCCATTTCAGCTTTAGCTTTTTTAGCCTCTTTCTCAGCATCCTTTTTTCTTTTATTAGCTTTTACACCTTTGTAAATACTATGGCCAACCTTGACAGCTGCTACGCCTGCAAGTATAAAACTCATATCTTATTTATTTTGATTAATGTATTCTTCATATTCTTTAAAATCTTTTGCTACAATCTCTTTTTCTAACCACTCTATATCTTGTGAGTTTGTAGGGTTTTTATGTATATTGACAAATATACTTTTTTCGTTTGCACGTATTACTCTTTTTGTTCCTGGTGTTGCTACAACATAACACGGTGCTATATAATCTTCTACGCTATCTTCTGTGACAACAGATATATGTCCAGTTAATAAAAACCAAACATGTAAGTGTTTGTGTATTGCTCCAACAACTACCGATCCTGCATCCATAGACATTTGTCGTACGTATATACCATCTGCAAAAGTATGTTTCAAAGGAAATATCTTTGAGTCGTGATGTGTAACGATGTTAACCTCATCAGCATTATCAACTAGAGCATTTTGAAAATCTAAGATTTTCTTTCTAGTAGATAACTTAATATCTTTATTCATATTACATTTAATTATACTTAAATAATCACACTTTTTTTACGTTATTTACTACTTTCAAACGTATCAGCTGCTACTCCAAACAACTCTGCGTATACAGTTCCAGTGTTTTTTAGTTTAACCTCAGCAAAATAACCTAATAAACTACTTAAATTAGCTTTGTTATCTTTAGCAAAAAATATATAAGCATTTGATGGTGGTACACTTAAGTTGTTATTAATAGTTATAGTAGGATTAGCGTTGGTACCTGTTATAGAACTTATTGGTCCTATGGAAACTATGTTGGATTGTGATGCAACGGAGAAACCACCAGAGCTAGAAGTCGGTACATAGTAAGCAAAATCACCAACCTGGCAAGACGCGTTTAAAGGATTAATAAATGTTAGTGATACTGGCATATTATGTTATTGTTAAAAAGTTAGGTTTTAATGTTATGTTACCATTAGGTACAGTGGCACTACCTTTTCTACCGTAAGAAGTTATAGCTATTGTACCTGTTACAGTTGCTTGTGTACCAGCTTCATTTACTAAAGTTGCACTTTCAAGAAATATATAACTGTAATCAGATTCTATAACTACAGAAGATCCTTGTGGAACTAGAGCTGTTGTTGCCTTACTTATACCAATAACTTTTGTAACTGTGTTCACCGATGTTACTATAGAACCATCTGGAATAAAACCTTGACCAGTGTCATTTTGAAGAACATGACCAACCTTAATACCAGTTACTCTTGTTAAAGTTAAGTTTTGAGTTCCAGAAGCCATATCGCTAGCTGTTTTGTATACACCTCCAGCTCCATCAAGCATATCCCCATTAGCGTCACCTTTCTTGGTTAATCCACCGGTTTGTTTAGCAAACGTAAGCTCTACAGCATAAGTTTTAACATTAGTAGATGACAACTGAGTTAACTCTTTAGCACTAGGTATAACTGTTGAACCTGATGTAGTAACAACACCATCATCAAAAGTTTCAGTACCACCAGTTAATGTTATAGTTCCAGTTTCTACTAGCACTTCAAATGTCTGCTCGTTGACAGCGTCAGGTACGTTAGACTGTAAAGCTAGGTTTGTGCCAGATCCACTATTTCCATTTGAAAGTATTATACTGTAAGTTCCTCCAGCATTAGTTTCGTTAGAATCAATAGGTATATATAAAGTTTGCTGATACACAGAGCTAACAGCAAGATCAGCAGCTGTAACCTCAAAGCTACCAACGTTTGTTGTATTTGAAAATTCCCATGCTCCAGAAGTGAAATTATATGTTCCAGTTAAAGCTGTATTACCTGAGTTATTTTTACCGACCTGCAGTCTATAGTGACCAACACTGTTTGTTGTAATTGGTATAACCTGTTGTCCACCGGCAAAAACTTGACCTAACATTCCTACAGATGTAACTCTAGGCGTAGAGTTTGGCACAGCAACAGCATTGTGAGTAAATCTTATATCATGTAATAGTGAATCAAAATCCGCTGGATCACTTCCAGCTGGTGGAGTGTAATACACTTCTATATTACTAGACTGTATATTACTCTGCAAACCTGATGTAGTGTAATTGTTGTTTGTAACAACCCAAGAATAATTAGAACTATAATTTATATTTTGAGGTAAAGGGTACCAAACAACCTCAACTCCATCATTAGATCCAGATATCGGCTCTAAATGATAATCTGCATCAGCTGTAACAGTATAACTAGCCACTAATGTAGTTGCGCCATCAGGCACTACACCAGTATGTTTGTCTGTAAAAAAGTTAGGGTTTGAACCACCAGCGTAACCATTATCAGCAGTTCTAGTCATGTTTGCTACAGTTCCTCTTGTTACGACTATATGATCTGGGTTTGTCGCTCCTTCACCAGTTGTAGTTGGCGCGTCTAAAAAGCTAAGTCTAAATAAACTAGTTCTATTAGGTGCTCCTTGTACTATAGGTGCGGTTACAGATCCACTATAATCAACATCTACAAATAAATTTGTATTAGCACTAGGCATAGTAAAAGAGTTGTAATATATCTGTACATTCACCGTATTACCAGCATCACCAGCTATACCATTGTTTGTTAATTCTACTTTGCTAATGTTAGTATCTGCGTTCCAACCACTAGCTGCAGTGTGAACATAAACTGTTGAGTTACCAGAACCAGTAGTTGTAGCTGTACCACCAGGCACTGTAAAATCAGCTGCATCTAAATTTAACCCAGAGTATTGTAATACATTTTGAGAGTTTAAAACGTTATTAGTGATAGTTGCATATACTTGCCCAACGCCAGTAGGTACACCTTCTGTCATTACTATCGTAGGTCCATCTAAAAATGCAAAGTCACTTGAGTCAGCTGTTGTGTCCCAATTAGTACCAGTAGAAGATTGAGATCTAACTGCTACAGTTAAGTTGTAAGTATTTGAAGTAGAACCACTACTTGATTTTGCATCGTAAACACCAATACCTTGAACACTAAACTCTTTAGGGTCTAAGTTTGATAAATCAGATGCAACGCCTTTTACAGTTGCGAACCACTTTCCTTCTTTATTTTTAAACTCAATATTCTCAGCTTCTTGTAAATCAGTGTTCATTGTTTCAACATACCAACCTTGTTTGTTGTTTAAGTTGTAATACTGATTATCTGTCAACTCCTGAGTTATTCTTGCTTGTGTACCTTCATAATTTAAAGCCCCAAAGCTTTTAACAGAACTAGGATTGTCGTTAAATAATAATGTTATATCAGAATAGTATTGTTGGTTGTAAAAATTATTAGCAACATTGTTTGTGTGGTGTTGCCACATGCTACCATATCTAAACGTGTAGTACTCATTATTTAAACTAACACCAAACTCTAAACCATCAAAATCTTTAAAACTACTCCAACCTCCAGACTTCTCGCTATACGAAACTGTTTTAGTTATAGGTCTTAATTGGAACTTGTGTATCTTCACACAAGTAGTTAGGTTGTATTCACTTTTCTTATCGTCATAACTACCAATAACATAATCTAAGTCTTTTAAATTATCATTAAAATAATCCTTCATACCAGTGTCAGATATAACTGTTATTGATGCTTGACCCGATAGTTTTAACACTTGGTTTCTAGCTTGATCACACCAGTATATAGCTTCAGGAGTTATAGCAACAGACTCTGGGTTTGTTGATATACCGTATTCACCTTGTATTGGTGTTGCTGATCCAAGAACTACAGTTGATGATAGTATGTTAGAACTTCCATCAGCATTAAACAACGCATCTTTATTTGTTTGTATGCTTAAAATTTTATCCTCACAAAAAGCTAAAGTGTTTGTATTTCTAGCTATCATATGTTGAATACTACCATAACTAGGATTCAAATCTTTTGTTATAGCTTCTGCTTGTATAAACTGGTTTAAATCATTAACACCACTTATTGAGTTGAAAACTCCAGAGTGTATAAAACCACTAGACCTGTGTTCTTCTTGGTATCTCTCTGCTAGAACTGTAGATGCTTTAACACCGTTAGCTATAGTTGATTGATTATAATCATCTCTTATTCTGTCTGATTCTATACCATTACCAAACTGAAAGCAATTAGACCAACCTAATTTCATTGCAGAAAAATGAGGAGCTCTCCATGGTTGCATTCCATTTGATACTACATTTTGTGGAAAGTTACCAGTAACAAGGTCAACATAAACATCACCAGCAACGTGTTTGTTGTTAGTGTTGTTAATACCAATGTATATTGGTATTTGAGAACCATCATACCTATCAATAAATATAAAGCTATCATGCTCTAGATCATCGGTTAATCCCATACTGCCATCTAAGGTGTTGTAGACAGTTATTCTAGTTATATCTTCATTGTCTGTTGAGTTTACTGCTAATATTTTATAAGTAACATCTTCACCTGTTAAATCAACTGGTAATGTTGAGGTTCCTTTATGAAAAACACCACTACCATTTCTAGCTTTAAATGTCGATCCAATAGGTATTAATAGCTCATTATTTTCTGCAGTAACTTTTAATGGCATAGCCATAGATGCTTCATAGTATATATCAAGTCCAACATCTTCTTTTGGTTCTGTTTCCCAAACAGCTGGATTTTCAGTAGCTAGTTCAGATCCACCAGACTCACTTATGTAGTCAGCTTGTAATATATCTAGTGGTGTTGTAGAACTACAATCATGCTTCATTAAACTTAGCACGTCAAAAGCATTAGGATCCATAGCTCCACCACCATCATTTCTTTCAAAGTTTATATTAAAAGCTGTACTCTTAGCTTGAACATCATTTGATTTAGCTGAGTTTGTACCACTTTTAGAATAGTTATAACTTTGTTGTACTCCACCAACTGATATAACCCTATATACAGTTTGATTTGGATCCTCTCTAAATCTAAATAACGTCCCTACTGTTCTCATTGTAGTGTAAAACCTTCTAACCCAACCTGTAGCGCTATGGTGTTGTCTCCATTTTGGAAAACCTAAATACATTTTACTATAACTACTGTAATGTTTTAAAACACCGTTACCATCACCAATACCACCTAAGTGAGACGAGTGAACACCGTTAGCTTCATTGTGATTAACATGTCCAGTAGGACTTCTCCAGTTATACTTGTACCATTCGATACCATCAAGATAAACTTTGCTTTGTCCATGTGCACATAAGTTTTTCCACCAATCCTGAAGTCTTTGGTGTGATTTAAAAGTTCCAAAAGACTCACCATCTTGGTTTGTTGATGTTAGTGAATTTACGTTTGTTCCAGCAAAAGCATTTTCATTAAAATCTAAACCCGCATAAGGACCAGTTGTTGTTGGGTGGTATTGGGTTGAACCCCCTGAATTTGAAGATTGAGCACCGATAAGAAGTCTTAGATCAAAGCTATCTATAAGAGTCATGCTTTGAGTAGCATCTAAATCTACCATTATAGAGTTTTGTAGTAGCAAGTCTTTATATACTTTAACAAAAAACCTACCATCAAACTCTGGTCTATTATGTATAATATCTTCTCTAATCTCTATCTTGTAGTTAATAGTACCACTAAGTAAATTGGTCATATCAGCGTTTTCAAAAGTGCTAGCAACCCTAACAGAGAAGTTAGGACTTGTTGCTCCAATTTTTTTAATACTAACTATACTTTGCCAATCAGTAGTTGCGGTTTGAGTTCCAGAGCTACCTATTATCCTTGCAAAACCTTTACCACTACTAACTTTAGACCACACTTCTTCCATAAACTTATCACCAAAAGTAGCCTTGAAATCATTATTAGAAATAAGGAAGTTAACATTAGTAGCTAGTACCGAACCAGTCTGTTGAGTTGTAAGAGCGCTACCGTGTGATATTTTTTTACTTTTTATGTAGTCTGGAGCCTCGTTTTCTATTGCTAGTATTTTATACCTAGCTTTTTCTCTAACAGGTGTTATATCGTCGTGGCGCTTTTTAAGTATTAAATGTGTATCGATGTCTACTTTATTTCTTTCAGACGAAGGGAATGAAATCCAAACGTTACCATCTTCTGCGTCATACCAACGATCCATTACTAAATTGTAATACTCGTTAGAAGTTTCTTTTATATAGTATTTGTAATACTGTGCCCAAGCTGGTATAGAAGTACCACCATAATCTAAACCTACTTTTATTCTGTTGTTTCTGTACGATAGTTTCTTGTCTACAACAACACTACTGCTTTTCTTAGGTGCTTGAACAGGTGTTTCTCTACCATACTCATCAGAAAACACAATACCTACTTGGTATGTTCTCATTGTTTTTACAGATCTTTCACCTCTACCACCTTCTTGTAAATAGTTTTCTCCATACCCAGAATCCATACTAACAGTTAAATTTACATCACCTTCTATGTCGTAACCTTGTTTATAGTTACCAAAAACTAATCTATTACCTGTTATAGCTAGTGTTGCCGCGGATTTAGGCACGTTATCCCAAGGTCTTAGTATTTGGTTGGAAGGAACAACAGCGTGTATCATTTCTGATGTTAAAACATACTCACCACGGTTGTAGTTAGACTGAGCTCTATTAGGCCACTCTGGGTGTTCGTTCTCTCTAGTTATAGTTTTTACAGTGTAAACATTTGGACTAGTCTCTTCTTTGTATAGTAGGTCTACAGCTACAACATCAGATGGGAATAAATCAAATTCGTGGAAATAATCTTTTAGCTTTATAGATTTAGCTCTATTGGTCATACCTAAGTTGACACCTTTTTTAGCTATGTAATCAAATGCACCTGGTAAAAAAGCTACATTAGTCCAAGGAGCAAACGTAGAGTATTCACCGTCAACATATCTCCATCGGTAAGAAAATCTTGGAAACTTAAATTCAAATAGTGCATTTTCAGTTTCTAATCTACCTTGCCAAACTTCAGGCACCGTGTTAACATTTGTAGCTACACTATCTACTGAGAAATTATAAGGACCGGTACTACCTCCGTTTTGTGGCATACCACCAGGACCACTTGTAACAGTAAGTCTAACAAGAGCATCTGTTGAGTCTAAAACATTAGCTGGTTCTTGTAAGTCATTAGTAAATATAACTACATCTCCTTTTCTAAGATCTACTGGTGAAGTAAATACTAATCCATTAACCGCTGTACCAGCATCGTATGGATCGCCACTACCACCATTTTCTCTCCAAACTATAGTAGAAGACAGTACTCCAAACGTAGCGTTAGGTGTTAGTGCATTACCACTACTATTAACAGGAACTCTCTCTATAGGAGTTTCTGACATTTCTAGTTTTAAAGGTGCTTTAGGATATTTTTTAACTACTGTTATATGATCTTTCTCAAGGTAAACAGGTTCATAATCGTTTTGTTTTAGTGCAACCTCATAACCAGTTGATGGTCGTTCTATAACTAGTCTAGTGTGAAAGTCTTGATTGTTTGTATAGCCAGTTGTATTTCTTTTTTGTTGGTTACTTTGGTTTGTAGCGTGAGTTTTTGTTTGAGTTGGATCATGACCAACTACTCTAGCTATACCACCAGTACCTAACAAACTTCTTTTTATATTTATTTTTTTAGGTTCTGTAACATTATCTGTCCAAAATAACAATCCGTCTATGTGATCTATGGATGTTATTTTATCATAAGGGTTAAACTCTAAAACTCTATCACTTCTGAATATAATTTGTTGACCTGAGTTCATATATATAGGCGACGATAAAAATATTTTCCAAGACGATGTAGCTTTAACTATATCAGTTACTTTTACATTGTGATGTTCACCTACATAATAAGTGCCATTGTTACCTACTGTTTGACCAACTATTGTTTTAGAACTTCCACTAGAGTTTGTAAATGACCCTGTTATTTTCATACCAACTCTTATGCCGGTTTTATTTATAGTAGTTGAAGCACCAAGTGGTACCTCAATATAAGAAGCACCACTCTGCGCATTAGCACTTGCGTTTACTTTAATTTTAAATATATCTGTAATTACATACTTACTTAGTTGTGTTACAGTGTCGTACTCTATTACAAAATCTTTGTATATTAAAGGTTGAAAACCTTGTAACCCAGGGTGACCTTGACTAGAGACAAGGTAGTATATTAAATCAGACTCCGGCAATTTGTAAACACCGACACAAGTAGAGTAGTCAGAAAGCACAACATTAGGAGTTACCTCTGTGTTACCTAGCAGCGTTTGAACTGACCCAACATCACTACCATCAGACGAAGACACCTGTATATTGTTAGCATCACGATATGTACCGTCTTTAACTAGACGTTCATCGCTATCTTTGTTCATCTGCCCTCTACCAAAATTTCTCTTTAATTCTGCCATGTGTTATTTTAGTGTTTAATCCATTTAGATTTACCTCTTAGTATCTGAGTAACCTCTTCTAATCTTATATTTGATAATCTTATTTTAGCTTTTCTAGTTTCAGCAAACTTTTCTTTTTTCAAAGTTGGCAGCATACCTTGTGGTTGTTTTGCTCTTGCTTGTAAACAGCCATATAATATATGTTTTATCATTGCCTCTTGAGCAAACTTATGAACAATCATATCTTGTTCAGTGTGTATCTCCGTGTTGTAAGGAGAGCTTGAATGTACGCCAGACTGTAGAGTAGCTACACCATCGCTTATGTACTTTAAAGTTATAACTCTTCCTGTTAAGTTACCAGAAAAATGTATTCTACCTTTTAAATAGTCTATGTAAAAAGATCCATGCGCATGCATGTGTCTAGGTTCTGCTCCAAATCTTTGACCTTCTTGTAGGTCATATATATCGTATTGATCAGCATCATTTATGTTTGGCGTTGCAACTCCAGTTGGTGCACTTAAAACTCCAGTGTTAACCGTGTTACCATGATAATCAAACCAAGTGTTAGAATCACTAGCATGTGTAGCAGCTCCATTGCTATCAAACTCTATGTCATATTCGCTGTCTTGTTGGTAAGGTGTTGGGTTACTAGTTACTATAGCTGGCATTAAAGTTCTTTCTATACCATCATCACCTTTATAAGTTAATTTAGTATAACCAACAAAATCTATAGGTAAAGCCATTAATAGCGAAGGTGGTATTTCAATTTCTTTAGATTTAACTGATCTAAAGGTATCAAAGCTTAACTCCTGCATTGATCTATAAGCATGGTATGATACATCTGACTTTCTAACACCTTGTAGTATTTGACCTTCTTGACAGTAAGAAGCTAACACGTCATTTATAACATCATCAATTTTCATAAACTGATAATTACCATATTGGCCGTCATCACCATTTAATTGACCTCCATTTTGTCCTTCGTAATATTGTTGCTCTGTTAATGTTATTAAGTTATTTGGCATGTCTTGTTATTTTGTTTCGTTACTGTTTTGTGTTTCTTCGTTAGAAGCTATTTGAACTAAACCAGCTTTGTTAAGTGTAATACCAGCCATTTCTAATATTTTTATAACTAAGTTAGTTTCTTCAGATCTATGTAGAGTAAAATGCACGGAGTTAGTATTGTCATACAATGCTTTTTCATTTACAACTACGTAAGCCCATTTAACAGTTGCGGGTACTGTAGCTACAACCTCTACTTTCAAGCCGGATGTAAGTGGTGTTTTACCTGTGCTCTCTCTATATAAAGAAAAAGTACCATCTGTGTTCTCTGTGTAATAAAAATTTTCTTGATTGTTAGTGTGCCATCTTGAGTTTGTTTTAGCAACATATAATTCTTTTATATGATCTAAATCGTAGTAATCGATAAGTTGTAGTGGAATACTAGAACCTCCTGCACCAGTGTAATACATTCTACCGGTTCTGTATATGGTTGATGTTGTGAGTGATGGTAGACTAAAGCTACCATTTGTAGAGTTATACGTTAAAGCAACGTCTGCTCCTTTATGTATACTTATTTTTTCTCTAAGGATATTAACAGCGTCTCCAAAGTCTGGTTCCAATGGGTTGTTTGACCCTGGTTTGTTTTGTTCTTGGTCTCCTCTTTTACTAAGATTTACCATACCAGCTAAGTCGTAGAAATATTGTTCAAATATATCTAGTTGCGCTTGATTGGCAAACAAGTTAAATTCTTGTGGAGTAATATAACCTCTCTGCTCTTTATTTGCTAGAGCTAGTACTCTTTGATAAACCGTATCTATACTTATCTCTTTGTTGTTTGCCATTTATTATTTGTTTAAATAATGTAACCACCCTATATAAGGGTGATTACATAATATTGTTTTACTTTAATTGTTTTTCAACTGAAGTTAACACTTCCATGCCTTCATCAGTTTTAAACCATGATGCTAAAGCAGAATATGGATGCTCGTCAAAAGGAACATTCAATAATTTTCTACCATTAGAAGCCCAAGTAAAAGTTCTTTGATCGTGTGATAAGTTGATAATTCCATTTTCAACAGATTTTATACCTATGTTTCTAATGTGAATGTTTTCATCTTTCATTAAATCTAAGAATAACATTGGGTTTTTCTTAGCAAATACAAGTAAATCTCTTTTAAGTTCCTTAGAACTCATCTTAGTAACGCTAGAACCTAATTCTACACGCATAATTGCTTCTGCCATATCTATATCTACAGATCTAGCTGCTATTAAAGCGTCTATTTCAAATTCCATGCTAGCTAATTCGTTTTCAGCTCTTACTTGTGGTTGTATTTCATAATAAAGAGTATCTTTTTTAGGGTGGTAAATACTTAAATACTTTTGTAGTGTTACCTCGTTTTTAGGTACAGCTAATATACCGTTTCTAAATATAATGTGTCCAACCAATTGATCTCCTTTCATTTCATCTACAAAAACTGTTCTTTGGTTTTTACAATATTTAATCTCTCTTTCGTAACCTTTCTCTTCGTCAAAGAAATATAAACCTCTAGCTTTTATAGTATATGTTAACGGTGTTCTATTGTCTCGTAGTCTGTAAACTCTATCTTTTACTTCCCACCCGTCAATTATTCGTTTTTTTGGTTCTTGTCTTTTTGGTTGTTTAACAACCGGTGGTGCTTCCATTACTGGAGTTTCTACAGCCACCTCTTTTTTTGTTTCTTGTTTTTTTGCCATAATAATATATAATATAAGTTAATAAAAAATAAAAGGACCGAGGCCGAAGCCCCGGTTCTTTTAAAATAATAATGATTAAGCGTTCATTAATAAGAAGTTATTAGCTCCTTGAACAACTAAACATCTTTCAGATAAGAAGTGCATCTCCATTGCATCTAAATCAGAAGTAGTAGCACCAACTGAACCAGTAGTCCAAGTTTTGTACTTTCTGCTTTCCATATTAGAAGCTCTGTAACGTACATGTAAGAAAGGTCTTTTTAGGTTTTTACCTAATACCTCATCATATACAGTAGATACACCAGCTGGGATCATAACACCAGTTATGTTACCAATTGAAGCTCTCGTGCCTTTATCATTTAGATATTTGAAATCAGACTTGTAGAAGTCATAAGAACCTCTTCTGAAACCAGTGAAACCTAAATTTAATGCCATATCTTCAGAGTTGTTAAATACTCCAAAAGAAGTACCACCACTGTAGCCAGCATTTAAAGTAGCTAACCAGTCATCAAAACCTATAGATACAGTTCTGTTTAAGAACATCATGTTCTCTTCAATAGCACCTTGCTCATCTAGTTTTGCTAATAAACCATCAACCTCAGTAGTTGTGATTGCATTAGAAAAGTCAGAAGTTACGTGTCCTCTATCGTTGATAGCTGCAAATAAACCTTCAGTACCGTCAATTCTACCAGCTGCGCCAGTAATTGTTGATGGTGCCATTGCGTTTGAAGATGCAGTTGAAGTTGATTTTTCAGACTCTAGCATAGCCATTTCTAAGTAATCATTGAAACGAGCTTTAGTATCACCTGAAGCTTTTAAGTACCAGTAGTAACCGTTTTGTCCTTCCTCACCAGAAATTTCAACCCATCCAATTTGAGCTGTATCAGATCCTGAGATCTCATACTTGTCTTTTAGGATAATTGGCTTGTTGTTTCTTTGTTGGAATTGTGGCTTGTTAGCACCAACTCTACCTACAGAACCTTTAACGTACTCAGATCCAAATACCATTATAGTTGCTGCATCAGTACCAGTTAAACCAGCTGACATATCAGCCGCGCTAGTATCATAAGCAAACGCTGTAATTAGACCAGCAGATGAAACTGCGTTTACGAAAAACTTCTTAACAACTGTAGTTTTTCTAACTAAAAGCATATCACCAGCTCTTACACCGTGACTATTACCAACTGCACCACCGTCTACATCTGTTGCGTTAGTCATTGTAATTGTTACATCACCATCAACTCCAGATGATACATTAGCAACTGTACATGCTAAATACGTAAGGTGTAATCTACCTTGCTCTGACCAAATTACTTGGTCTGAAGCCATAGCTTCTTCTGCACCTACTTTTGATAAGAAACCTGAAATAGTTCTGTTACCGAATATCTCAGCTTCTTTTTCGATTAAATCTGGCAAATATTGTTGAGCCCAACCTTTCTCAGCTGCGCTTGTAAAATCAATATAGTTTGTTGCCAGTGTTTGTTTAATAGGAGCTGGTGTCATTTTACCAGTCCCTTGAAATGTTACTGCCATTTTAAAATTGTTTTTAAATTAATAATTAGTTTCGTGTTTTAATTCGCAATTTCATATCATCTGAGCTATCGCCTAACACTCTAACAGTAATTCCATCTTTAGTAGTCGAATGTGACGCTCTAGATGTATTTATGTTTTTTGCATTAGCAACTGAAGCTTTAACGGCATCAGCTTTTCCCTGCTCATAAAAATGATTTGCAATTGCATCAGGATTCATTGCTGTAAATAAACCTTTGTGATAACCCTCAGCATTCTCCATTAATCCATCTTTATTCAAAAACTTTTCGATAAAGTTATTAATGTCTTTTTGTTGTGTTTTCACTTGGTCTGCATTACTAACATTGTACGTAACCTGTTTGTCACCAACTTTAAATTCAAAACCTTTGAAATCGTTGTTAAAAACCTTATCGGTTTTATTTAAGAATGTATCAGACTGCTGTCGAACAATTTTAGTGTTCTCTTCCTGTTCTGCATTGTAACTATTGTAAAAATCTATAGCTTGCTTTTGCTCTTCACTGAGAGTAGTGCCAGCTTTGATTTCCTCATAGTATTTAGACTTTTGCCCGTCTAAGTAGGCTTTGGCCTCAGCAACTTGCTCTTTTAAGGCTATTTTTTTCTTTCTTACTTCTCTCTCATCAGCATTATCTTCGTCGTAAGAGTAAGTATCTTCTAATAAAAAGTTAATCTCTTCGTCGTTAAGATGAGGTTTAGTTTTTTTATAATAATCATGTAAAACCTCTGAATCATCCAACTCATTAACATCAGTATTTAGTTTTACATAATCTTCTAAAGTTCCACCAGTTTCTTTCATAAACTCTTTTAATTTTACGAGGTCATCTGGTAAATCTAATTCTTGTACAACGTCTTCTTGTGTTTGTTCCTCCGGTTGTACTTCTTCTTGTTCTTGTGGGGCATTGGCATCTTCATCGACTCCAACCACTCCCTCGTTGTCAGTGTTATCTTCTGCAACTTCTGTTGTTTCTGTGGTTTCATCTTCTATTGGGTTTTCTACTGGTATTGATAAATCTACTTTATAATCACCATCTTCATTTATAGAGACCGGTGATTGTACTGTCTCTTCAACTGGTTGTTCAGTTGCTTGTGTAGTTTCTTCAACTACGTCTTTGTTTTCTTCCATAATATAGTATTAAATAATTAATTAACGTCCATATCCAAACCTTGTCCCATCACATCATTACCTGATGATTCAAACTTTGTATCAGACTTCTTTTCTTCTCTTTTATCTTTACGATCTTCTTGATCTGTTTTTGAAGCTATTTCCATACGCTTAAGTTTAGTGTTGATCTCAAACTCATGATCCATCAACTCTTTCTTCAATTGAGCTTCTTTTTTCATGTACTCCATCTGCAACTTATTCTTTTCAGTTTCTAATAATATTTGATTATCAGTTTTACCTTTTTCCTCTTGCATTTTACTTTGAGTAGCTGCTTGTGCTGATTGTATATTAGACTGAGTTTGCGCTTCTTGTTGTGCTTGTTGCAACTCCTTGTCTTTATCCATCTTCTTTTTTCTACGTAACTTGAGTAGTTGGTTTGCCATTTTTAAATTTCTAACTTCACGCAAATCTATAGCATCAGCTAACTCAATTAGCTTTTGTTGTAGCGCCATTTGTATGTTGTTCTCAAGTATTTGTTTTTCTTCTTCGTCTGGTTGTAATTCAATAAATATACCAAAGTCATATAGGTGTAACTCTTTCATTTCACTTAATGTAGCCACGTTATGAGCACCTATTGCTTGTATAAAAGCATCTTTTGTTGGTGAGTACTCTATAATATCAGATACTCTTAATGATATTTGCTCTGCAGCTTCTACTGTTAAAAATAACGATGCATCTAATATATGCCTTGTTGCTACATTAGAATTAGCCGCAGCTAATTTCTGTATGCCTACTAGTGATCTTGAATCTGGAGTTGAAGCATCTCTAGCTTCATTAAGACCGGTTACATCTCTAATCATCTGTAGATAGTAGTTATAGTTACCTATAAGAGCGTTTAATTTACCACCTGCGCCAGCTCCATTTGATATTTCTTGCACTGGTATTTTACCTGGGTTGCTATCACCATCTTGCGTGAATGATCTACCAATAACAGAACCTGTCTGGAAGAACATGTTTAAAGCTTCTTGTGGATTGTAGTTTGTTCCATTACCTAAATCAACTTCAGCTAAACCGTCTATATCTAAATAAACACCATCAGGTACCATACGTGATAATACTTGTTGTATTTTTAAGTGTGTAAGCTGTATCATGTCAGCAAAGCCAGTTATTCTACTAACAATAGATTCTATTCTTCCTTTGTACATTTTAGGAGCTACTAACGAGTAGTTCATTTTAACTTTGTTAAAATTGCTCTTATCTCTCATCATGTTATCAGCTTTCTCCCATTTTAACATAATATCAGTTCCTAATATCTTAGCTCCTTCAAATAGAACTTCTTGAGCATTTTGTAGCCTTTTAAAATCTACTTGTTTTTCTTTAGGTGGATTAAATCTATCTGTTTTAGGTATAGCTTTTTCACCTCCACTAGCTGTTTTCTTTATTTTGTAAACATTATTCATATATGTTTTATAGTTAAAATATAAAACAGATATTTTATTTCTATCCTTAGCATGCTGGTTAACTCTATTGTGAGATAATCCATTGTACCTTTTATCTATTCTCTCTAAGTCATCAGGTGTTAGCTTTGGAAACTCTTTTACTAACTCATTTACAGGTATGTACTTTACTTCACCTATGTAGTATATGTCTTCAAAATAAGGCGAGTCACTATGAGAGTATACTAAATCTGCTGGATCTACATATTGTACTTTAGCACCTTCACTCCAGTCAAAAGTTGTTTTAACAGCTCCCATACCTAAAACCGTTAAGTCTTCTAAACATCTTCTTCTAATTAAATCATACTTACTACCGTTCATTAAGACGTTTACCGCTTGTTCGTTTGCTAGCTCAACTTCTTGCTTGTATGTCAACTGCATGTGCAACCTTAATTCCTCCATTGTTTCTGGAAGTTGTTCTGGATCGTTTTGATAAAGATTCATGTTGAAATCTTTTCTTGCTTGATCATTGAAATCTCTGTTGCGCATGTCTTTTAACATGCTATCCATATATTCAGTTCTTTTAGCAACACCGTATTGATCTTGTGAATATGCTTTTATATCAAAACTTCTACCAGCCATACCATTTACAACTATATCAACAAACTTAGGTATAATCGGTACTGGTGTCCAATCTAAATTAAGATAAGACAAATCACCATTTATTGACAACTCGTCTTTGTATTTTTGTATTGATTGTTCACCTCTCGCGTATAACCTAAGATTATGAAACTTTCTTTGAGTCATGGAGTATCTATTAGACTGAGGACCATCAAACCATTCAAGTTCGATAGCTCTCGCCACTTTTAACCCGTATTCGTTACTAACTTTTTCTAAGTCACTAACAACTTGAGAAGGAAATTCTTTATGTAGAGAATCTGCCATGTTATTGTTTAATTATTTTTGAATTTGTTCCTTTGTTGCTATATTTAGCAATGTTTATATTTACTGGAGCTTTTTTAATATCTTGATTTGGTCTATACAAATGCCTGTTACAAGCCATTATAGCTAAGCCAGAACTTATAGTTGCATCATACTTAGTTCTTTTGTTTATATCAAAACCAGCCCAATCATTTAAAGTTCTATTAAAATACATATTTCCGTAACCATCTTTTGTTTGCCCAACCTTTTCTTGTATATACATCTCAATGGCAGCTGCATGAGCTTGTTTTATGTCTTCACTTGAGTTTGGTATTCCACCTATTTCTTTTTCAGCTGTAGATAATTTATTCCATACTTTGTCAGGTCTATTCATACTAAAACCTCTATAACCTCTACGTCTTAAATGATATAATAATCTAGGTTTGTTGTTCTCCGCAAGCATTGGCATACCATAAAATATCAAAGCCATTAATACGTCTTCAAAAAATATCTCAGCTGTTTGTGGTCTAGCTATATACTCTAAGAAAAACTGTGTTGGTGGAGCATCTTCCATGCTAAACTTAGTCAAACCATGTAAAGCACCTTTTGAACCCTTACCATCTACAGTACCTGATATGTCGTAACTATCACAACCAAAAGCGCCCATATGTTCATTACCTGGGTATCTTATTCCGTTTTTAACTATAACGTTGTTTTGTAAGTTTACTGGTGGTACCCAAGTAACTCTAAATCTTCCTTTTTGATCTGGATAAAACATTACCCTTGAATCTTTAACACCATTTATCCATTGAAAATTACCCTGTGTTAAACCTAGGTTTCTACCTAGTTCTTCGTTGTAATCTATTTGTTCGTATAGTTTAACTAAGTTAAATATACTGTTAGTAGCTTCATCTCTAAATGCGTGCTCAGTAGTCCTTGGAAACTGGCGATAAAATTCGTTTAAAGCATCTTGATCGTTTTTTAAACCATCAGCTTCGTTCTGCCAGTTCTCTATTACACCTACATCTATTAACTCTCCTTGGGGGTCGAGTACATCATTATCTGGCGTATCAAAAACAGGACGTCCGTATTCGTCAATAAATCCTTCGTAGTTCCATTCCATTGGGATAAAGAGAGAATATAAACCAGACTTTGTCTGTCCATTCCTGTTTCTTTGAGTAACGTCTGATGCATTGTATAATTTTTTAAAATTACTACCACCTTTATCTAAAGCGTTTGATGTTGAACCCATCATACACTTACCTATAATTCTACTACCTAACCTTAAACATGTTTTTGTAACGCGCCAGTTATTTAATATATTATCAGGTCTTTCCCACTTACCGCTTTCATCGTGTACTAATAACTTTAGTTTTTCACCATCATAACTGTTATCACCTGTATTTTTCCAGTCTATAGTTGTGTCTAGACCTTTTATATCTTCCAGTTTTTCGTTTTCCGTAATCTTTTTCCTTGTAAACTTACTAGCAGGTACTCTATAAGCAAGTTCAGATTTAGGGCGATCCATACCGTCTTGTATTGGTTTGAAGAAAAATGGATAGTTAATTGATATTGGTACTACCTTGTCTGTAAACATTTTCTTTGCATCAGCACCTGTTTTAGATAGTATACCAAATCTCGCATCACTTGATATTGTAGCTTGGTTAACTGTTTCAGCTGATGACATAAAAGAAAAACCAGATCGTCTGTTTTTAAGGTAACACATACCATAACATCTTTTATCCGCTTTACAAGCTTCCCAGAATATATAGAATAATCTATTAGCTTCTCTAAAATCTGGTGCACCCACGTCAATCTTGCTCCATTGTAAGTACATATAATGTGTACCTGTTATGTATGTTGGTTCTCCACCATTGTCAAACCAGAAACCTTCATCTCTACGTTTAAACTCTTCATCTATGTAGTCAAACCATTTTTCTTTTTGATCTTCTGGATAGTTTCTCCAGTCAAATATGTTTTTAAGTCTTGCTAGTTCTTTTGGATAATCTATTTTTAACCACTTTTTCTTATCGTTTGAATAAACGTTTTTTGGAGCCAGCGGTAATGCTACGTGTAAACCTTGTATATCTAGTATCTTACCTATTTTACCTGTTTTAGATATAACAATGATATCATGCTCTTTACTGTAACCGTAACTCCATTTATTAGATCTGTTAAGTCTAGTAATTGTAGTTTTTTTTATAGGTTCAATTACTTTATATAGTTCTTGCTCGTAACTCATTTTGATCTACCTTCTGCAAACCCTCTGAATACTTTTGCTTTTGCCTCTTCTGGTGCTTTTCCTTCCAACAAGTTTTCTTCTTCTTCGATTCTGTTTAGTATTTCAAATGCATCAAATATAGCTAGTTTTTTAGTTGCTGCAGCGTTTTTTAATCTATCAGCTGATATATCATCATCACTATCAACTATATCTTCTTTGGCAACTTTTATTAGTTCCTCAACAGCTCTATGCCCAGCTTGGATTATACGTTTCTTCGTTTCCTTGATATTCATATTTAATTGTAATTTGATTTAAGTTGACTTTATAAAGTCTCTGCCCATCTATAACAAACTCATATCTAGCTCCTACATGTACAAATCCTAGTATGTCGCCTTTTTTATAAGTTTTATCTCCGTATACAACTTCACCAATAAACTTTTCTTTTTCTACTGAAAAATCATTAGTTTCTTTTAACGGTTGTAAAAATATGTAACCATCTAAAGGTCGCCAAGTATCTTTACATCTAACGGCATATATTTGATCAGCGTATATATTATATCTATTTTCACTTATAAAGCTACTACTGTTCTTCTCTATGCCCGCCTGGTTGTGCCATCTTCTAAACACATTGTGATGTACTATTATTTCGTCACCACTTTTTATACCAGTCGTATTATTTAATATTGGTGCAGATATAACACGTGCTTTTCTATTTATATATTTGTGATTGAATATGTCAGTGTTTAAAACTAATTCTTTTTCACCTAATTTTTTTACGTTGTTATATCTACCTCCAATAGGTTCTATTATAAAACCAAATATGCTTTTCATTAGTATTGTAAATTATACTCCACTGATATAGCCATATTTTTATTAAAATCTTTCCAAGGTATTACTTCTTTTGCTTTTCTTATGTAAACAGAAAACTTATCAGTTTCTTCTATAATATCGCAAATAGTATGACCACCATATACTTCTTGTCCTACAGCGTAGTGCATAGCGTCATTCTTGTAATCTTTACCTATAGATATTTTACGAATTAACTTGCTCATCAGTGTGATATGTTATTTTACCATCTCTAACGTCAACATCAGCTTTTCCGTAAACTTTCTCAAGTTCTGCTTGTAATCCCGCTACTTGTTGTTGAACTGATTCTAAAGCTTTTAAAGCGCCGTACTTTTGTTGTTCAAGCTGTCCAATTTCTCTTTGTATCATGTTTATTCTACCAACTAGCTCTCTCAAGCCTTTTAATTCTTCTTCAGTAATATTAGTTGGTTTAAGGTTTTCAACCTTAGGTGTTTTTCTTTTTGCCATTTTTGTTTAATTTTAGTTAATTTAATTTATTTTCTTCTACTTATAATATCACATAAAATAGTGAATAATTACACTAATCGTCTATTTCAGATATATATCCTCCTTCTTCTAGTTCTTCAACCTCAATACCGGTTCTATCACCAACCCAGTCTGAGTGGTTTGTAAATGTATAATTAGAACACGTATTTATATTGTTAAACTTTCTAATTCTTTCTACAACATTTTCTGTTGTTGCTATTAATCTTTTAGATTTATCTATGTTTTTGTGCATAAAATGCACCTGTGATTTATCTACTAATTCAAATGTTTCTGTTGTTGTTATATAATAATTCATTTTATTTATTTACTATTGCAGAACCACCAGATATTGTAAAGCTGATGTTAGACCTTGTAGGGTTACCATTACCTTCAAATTTCCAATACCCAATTAAGTTTGATTGAGCACTATGTGTTGTCGCATCCATCACTGTACCACTATTGTATAAAGATGTTACTTCACTAGCACTTAACTCCTTGTTCCACATTGTTACATCGTTATATAAGGTAGCTGAGGAATTACCAGCTTTATCTTGATCAACACTACCGTAGTCGCCTCTTGAACCTAAACTCCACAACCTATTATCTGTAGCACTCATTGGGTTTGCTGCTATTTTAGATGTACCAGCATTTGCTTGTATAGGTGCTGAACCAGCTGCATTAGCATTCCAATAAAGTTTTAGTGAGCTAGCTAAGTTAGTTGCTGCTTTCGTGATAGTAATCATAGTATAATTATCACTATTTACATAACCTCTATTAGTAGCACTCCAATACGTACCACCTAGTCCAGCTGCTGCATAACCAGCCGCATAAGCACCTGAGTTAGAGTGAAACAACCATTGCGCGTCTTTATACCAAGTTGTGCTTCCGTTTGGTTTGTTACCATATCTAATGCTAAGTCTATTGTTACTTTCGTTATATAATATTTTAATACCGTCTTCTAGCTGATATGATGTACCACTCTTGTGACCTACTATAAAATGTATGTTTGTATTTAGATTTGAAGCCCAACCAGCTTTAATCCAAAATGATATTGTCCAAGCTTCGTTTTCAGTAAAGTTAAACGTATCATCAGTGTCAGTAAAAGTTATAGCATTTGATACACCAGTTGTTATTGTTTTTGAAACAGCTTTTGTATCTGTAAAAGAAGCAGCAGCGTCGTGATCATATCCATACCACTCTGACATACCGTGTGGCGTAGATGAATTTGGTACACTATCAGAGTTAGTGTTAAAAGTTGTTTCAGCAGCTAAAGTAGTTAAAGATATGCTTGTATATTCTTCTCCTGCATTGTAGTTATCTTCATCTACTTCGTTTTTTATACCAGCTAAACTTATAGTACCGCTACTTGGAACAGCCATTGCACTTTTCTTTTAGTTCATCAATTTGTTTTTGTTGATCTTTTATAGCTTCAATTAACACAGCAACCATTTTTTCATACTTAACAGCTTTGTAACCATTATCTCTTGTGTCAACTATTTCAGGAAATACTTTTTCAACTTCTTGAGCAACTACGCCAATATCATCGTTGCCGTTAAACTGCTCGTGCTTATCGTTCCAAGTAAACGTATACCCAGTTAAACTTTTTACTTTATCAATAGGGTTTGTAATTGCTTGTAAATTATCTTTGTACCTTTTGTCAGATGACGCATAAGCAACTACATCTTCACCGACATTAAGTGTTTTAGCAATACCCACACCACCTAAAGTTTTAAACGCGCCTGAACTTTTGTTTGTTGATTGTGTTGTGTTGCTTTGACTTATTGCTCCTGATGCTGAGGTGTTACCACTAAAAGTTTTATTACCACTTATTGTTTGTGTACCAGACAAAGTAACGTCTCCAACGTTTGCAGTAGCTCCTGTGGCAACGCTATCTAATTTAGTCTCTTGAGCGTCTGTCATAAAACGCTTGTTAGTACTGTCCTCCATGTTAGCAGTACCAAACTCAGGTTCCGCGCCAGACTCTAATGCTTGGTCAATATTTTTTATATTAGTAACACTTACCTCACTATCCATCAAAGCTCCTGCTGAAGTAACATTAGTAGTATTAGTAACGTCAGCATTAGTAGCAATGGTATCTATTTTTGTTTTGTCACTAGCAGACATTAAACCAGCGTCTCCACTAGTAGCATTACCATGTAAAGTAACACTAATCGTACCACCAGCGTCTATAGATATACCTTCACCAATTTTAACTAAACCTAGAACCTCAGAAGTTGCTTTGTAATATTGAGTGTTTGTGATAACACCGGTAGTAGTGTTTATACCTGAGCCAGAAAAGAAACCCCTTGTTGTGGTAGCGTCGTTTTGTGTGTTTGTGTTAACAACTGTTTCTGAAGCAGTCGCGACACCGGTAACGTGACCATTACTATCTAATGTTATACTTTGTAGATAAGTTCTACCTGAGTTACTCACGTTTGATGTTGCTTGTGTTATGCTTTCGTGTTGAGTATATTGTTCTGCAGCTGGAATAGAAGTATTACCTGCCATTGCAGTTGTTGCTGTTACTCCAATCTCTAAAGCATCAGTAATTCCGTAACCAGATATTGTTGTAGGAGTACTTGTGATTGTGGACCATGCTTTGTTAGCAGATGCTGCATTTGTCCCTGCTGTAGATATTGCGTCCGATTCAGCTGTATCAACATATGTTTTTAACGCGTAAGTAGAAGGTACAGATTGCAATGCTGAATTTGCAGTAGTTGTTGTTGAAGTTAGTACAGCATCTCTAGCTGAAATATCAACACCATCAACTGTTTTACCAGAACCCATTACGATGTTACCACCAAAAGTTACATTATTATTCGCATAACTTATACCAATAGCAGTAGCATCTACATTGTCATTATATATATCAAAGTTTTTACTTGCATCTTGTCCAATAAAATAATTTCTTGTTCCAGAAGTGTTAAAGTTTATATAACTCCAACCGTTATCAGTACCTGTTTGATTAAGTTGTAAAATAGAATCAGTTGCAGAATTTATAGTGTGAGCGCCAGAAGTTAAAGTACCAGATACATCAGCATTACCGTTTATGTCTATATCATCACTTACAAGAACATCACCACTACCGGATTTTAAATTTAATTGTAAATTTGCAGTTTCAATTAAACCACTAGTATGTAGTTTTAAAACGTCAGCGTCATTTGTCCCATGTATACTCACGTAGTCACCAGTAGAGTTATCATCTGATGGTACTAAATGCAATACACCTTCGTTCGCCTCACTTGTACTGCTCTCGTGCATTATATACCCAGGATCATTACTTCCTGATACCGTATCAAAATATATGTATGATTTAGAAGTATTACCACTATAACTATCTGCTATTTGAGCGGTGTTAGTTTCATTATATAGTCTCATTCCAGCTGCTCCAGTAGACGTACTTATAGTAATTAAACCGTTTAGGTCAGTAGCTCCATCTACTGTTAGTTGGTTAGTAATTGTAACATCATCACTAAATGTTTTATTGTCAGATATAGTTTGATTACCTGTTAATTTAACAGCAAAAGCGTCAACTTCAGTTTCTGTATAATATCTATCATCATGATTATGCGAAGGTAAAGACTGTAAATACCTAGCGTCAGATTCAGTTTCTGTGTAATATCTATCATCGTGGTTGTGTGATGGTAAAGATTGTAAATACCTAGCATCAGACTCTGTTTTCGTGTATCTATTGCCCAAAGAAGTGTTAATAGTTACTACAGCATCATCATCATCATTCAAAGCTTCAGCTAACTCCGCTAAAGTGTTTAAATTTTCTGGTGCATTATCTACTAAATTTGCCACAGCCGTGTCTACATAAGTCTTTAAAGCGTAAGTAGAAGGAACAGATTGTAGGGCTGAATCGGCTGTTGAACCTTGAGCAGCAGTAGCGTAATTTGAAGCTAAACCATCTGCATAAGACTCAGCCGCTGTAGCCGCAGTTGATATTGCATCAGCTTCTGCTTGGTCTACATATGTTTTTAATGCATAAGTAGAAGGAACAGCTGTTAAATATGTATTTGAATCTATTGTATATGTACCAGCTGATGTTCTTTTCATAAGACCATTACTTGTAAAGTCGCCATCTACAAGTACATCAGCATGAGAAGTTTGACTTGTTAGATAATTAGGGTCTACTGAAGGCACCCAACCAGGTGTTACGTCAGCATTGTTTGCAACACCCGTTGCTGTAGAATATGTCCCTGCGGCCTGAGCACCTAGCTCTGTTAAAGTAGGTAAATGTCCCTCGTGGTAGATTTCTTTAATTGTACTATTATCTACAACATAATTACCTTCTACAGTTGTAGACGTATCTAATTCTACACCTAGACCAGCTGGCTCTGATGTTAAAGGTGAGCTATGACTAGTATTAAATGTTACACTACCCTCTTGTGTTAATCTAAGAGTAACCATCGAATACCTGGTTGTTCTTATGTACACTTTGTATTCATCATAAGATGAGTCTGCGGTTTTTATAACCCTAATACCAGCTCTATCACTGCCAGAAGTTGCGTTGTGCAAAACATCTAACTGACCAGTTATTTCTATATCGGCACCACTACCACCTTCTCTACATGCAATTGCTAAATCAAATTTCTGTGATGCAAAAGTTTCCACATGATTAGACATAAAACCTCTAATGTGCAAACCACCATTTGTGTTAGGTATAGTGGCAATATGATACCATTTATTACCACTAAAATTACTTTCGTCATCTATTTTAAAAGTGTAATCGGTTCCACCTGTTGTTGTACCATCTGTACTTGTAAATTTCGCGGCTGCAGCTGTTGCCGCTGCGGATATAGCATCAGACTCTGCAGTATCAACATAACTTGTTGTAGCTAAACCTGAGATAGACGGTATACTTGGTTTGTTTAATATAAGCGCATCACCACTAGTAGCATTCCAATCAGACTGTACGTTTTGTTCTGCATTAGATGGCGCGTGTGCTGCTTGAGAATGAGTGTATGCAGTGTCGTAGTTAGTTTTATTAGTTTCTGTTAACTTATTTGTTGTCCACACTTCCGTCCAGTTTTGATAACCAGTTCCTTGTGGAGACCCAGAGTTAGCATTATACTGTCTAATCCACATACCAGATTCAGAGTAATCTTCATTAGTACTTATTTGTAATGTATTTCTGCTACTACCACCAAGAGTATATATTGAAGACCAGTTTACAGGTTTATTTGAAGTTGAACCATCTGTATCATGTGTGCTAAATATAGTTCTAACATCACTATTTAAATCATTTGATGCTGTGTAGTGTTTTGGTTTAAAAGTTGTATTACCTGATATAGTTGCATCCGCAACAGTTAAGTTTCTACTTAAATCTATAAACTGTGTACTACCACCATCACCTATGTATAAACCATTTTCACTAGCAGTACCACTATCTGATCTAAATCTAAACTGATTTCTATTTGACCAAGATGTATCGTTATTAGGAAAACCATAAGCACTAAAACCCGCTTCTGCAGCAAATACTACTTCTTCACCTGCAAAGTTTAAATTATCTTTTATTACACTTTTAACATCACCAGCTAAAATTGCAACACCATCATCATTACCTAAAATAACAGCACCATTATTACTTACCCTAGAAAGTATTGTTAACTCACTACCAGACCTATCAACTCTTAGCAAAGGCACTTCTGATGAGTACTCTCCACTAGCTGTTGTTGGCTCGTAGTCAAATAGTATATAACCAGCTGCCGTACCAAATGTCATTTTGCCATTTATAGTTGTAGTAGGTAAAATTATAGATCCACTAATACTTGGGCTGTCTAAGACTAAATTTGTATTTGCACCACCAAGAGTTAGAGTTCTTGTTGAACTAGAATCAGCAAATATAGCCATGTCTTGTTCAAATCTAATATCTACAGTGTTTGTACCATCTCCAATATATATATCGTCACTACCATTACCTAGCAATATATCACCAACAGCGTTACTTATAACTAAGTCATCACCAGTTTGTGATATTTTACCAGCATTAGTACCTGTAGCTGTTTTAAACTGTATATCGTTTTCTGCCTCTAAGTTTATGTTATTTAAAAATTTAGTCATATTTATATTTTATAATCTTCCTGATATTCGTTTTCTAGCTGAAGTATAATTAGCTGACGGTCTAACAGTTACTTTTGCAAAGTTATGTGGCCACAATTCTATACCGTTTGGTGGTGCTTTTGACATAGCCAAGTGTATGTCTTCTGCTTCAAAACCTTCGTGAATTAAATCGTGATCTTGAAAATAATAGCCAAATCTTAAAAAGTAACTCCTATACTGTGGTTGTACTGTTAATATTTTTGTTTCCCAAGCGCCAACAGCATCTTGAGTATGTTGTATACTTTCTATAAATCCTGCATGTAATTTTCCTACCGCTTGCGTGCTGTTTTTTAAATCTGCAGTTTCATCTGAATCGTTTAAATCCAACTCATCTTGCGTATATCTATGGTTGTTAGAGTTTATGTCGTATCTATTAGCACCGTAAAGAGGGTTGTGAGCGTAAGTTGCTATTAAATATGGTGGTGAAGAATCATCAATACCTCTATTTGTTCCGTCCCACTCTGTTTCATTTATTTTAATAACAGACTTTATTTTAACAATGCAGTTTGCGGGCACTTGAATTATACCTGTTGCTAATGGATTACCACTCCAAGATGAAGCCCATAAATTACGACTTCTCCCTTTTAAACCTTGAAACCTTGTCATATTGTAATACACTGAAACTTTTTCTTGCTCTTTAAAACCGTGCTCAGTAAAACAATATACACCTTTCCAACCATTACCACCAATATACAAAGCGTTATGTCCACTTGCGTGATTTTGTAAAGTGTTTGGATATCTTACGCCAGTGCCAGTGCCATATATGCTAGCTGAAGCATCCCAATCATTAGGGTATATTTTAGAATCATTTACTATAACACTAGTATTACTATCAGCTATGTAAACAGCTTGACCATATCTATTTGCAAAAAACCTCCTGTAGTGAGGGTATATTGTTGTTCCTCCAAAGTAAAAAGCGTAGCTACGCATGTTTTCGCATCTCAAATGCTGTGTTGTAGTAGAATCGTTTTGTCTTCCAAGATTATAAAACAAAAACCCGTAATCTTCAGAGCTATAACTTTGTAAGTAAGAATATTCATTAGGCCTTTCGTAACCTGCTTCTATCTGCATACCATTATGGTTTCCATGAGCGTTAATATGACCGTGAGATTTATTGTAATATTGTGAACTCCAATGCCACACGCCTCTACCGCTACCTACTGTAATAATATTCCTTGTAACCATACCATAAGCATGTCTTGTAGTAATACTAGGGTAACTATCACCGTCTGTTGAGTCATTGCTACATAAGTTGTAAGCTGTATAACTACAACCATCAATATAGTTTTCACCTGTTTGGCTAACTTGATTTGTAGTGTGCACTGTTGTGTTGTCGTGAGCACTACCAGTTATAGCTTTTTCAAACCTACCGTTATAACCAGCTATATTTACGCCTGATCTAAAATTTGTACTATCATTAGTATTATAACCCAAGCCTATAAACTCTACATATTTTATTCTAACTCTTCTTGTTGGAGCGTTGTTCCACCCGTTACTTGTCCAGTATTTAACATTAAAAAATACTCTTGCTGTGTCTTGATCTTTGTCAGCAACATCATTACCACTTGCGTCGCAAGCTTTTATAACAACATCTCTTTTCATTTTCACAACAGGTCCACCTACTTCACCATTAAAAAGTATATCTCTATCAACGGTTATTGTTTTAGCGCTTGCGTCAACACTTGATATTGTATAATTAGCTTTAAGTCTCCATATACCTTCGTTACCACCTAAACTAGTGGCTCCAAATCCGCTAGCCGTATAATAGTACCCGTTAAGATTACCACCGGCTTTAGCAAAACTAATATGTATATAAACTGTATCACCAGCTGAAAAATCAGTCACGTCATTAAGTGTAATTGTTCTAACACCAGTACCACCTACGTATTCTGTTGCTATTGCGCTAGCTATTCTTCTACAAAATTTTCCTGATATATGGTATTTTTCTGTGCCTGTTTGATATACTTTAACACCAGCTAGAGAAGGGTCATTGTCTACACTGCTACCAAAAGTTATAACATTACCATTTATAGCTGTAACTTGTAATACGTTTCTATTGCTACCAGTACCAAATATTAATTTATAACCAACCCTAAAAACACTAGCATCGTCAACCGTTATAGTAGAACCACTAACTGATTGTATAATAGCTTCTGGACAAACGTATTGCCTAAAATAAATTCTTTCATTTGTATTGTCTACGTCGTGAACAAAGAAACACTCATCGTTTGTAAGAGTGTAATCTTCATCTCTTTTATACAAAGATATTCTATCGTTAGTAGCAAAGTTTGAGGCATCCGCTACAGTTATGTATGAGGCGTGAGGTTCGTGATTACCATCAACTGTTGTTACTAATGTAGGCTCACTACCATCTATCTGAACACCACACCATTTTCTAGCATCAATTTGTATACCGTGCTGCGCTGAGTTATCTCCTGATATTTTAATTTCACTACCACCAACCATGCTAAGTAATGATCCTGATGCTGCAGTACCATCTACAAACTCACCAGTGTCGTTACTATTGTGACTAGTATTTTTTACAGTCATACGGCCGTTTAAATGCATTTTACCACCACTAGCAAAATGTAAATTACCATCTATAGTTACATCATCAGTAATAGCTGATTGTATATTTGTACTAACAGTAACTTTATGACCATGAGCAATAACAACTAGATCATTACTAGCAGGTACTGACCCACCAACCCAAGTTGATCCAGTATGCCAATTACCTGTTTGTGTACTAGTTATCGTTGCCATCTATAATCTCGTTAAATTGTTCTTGGTATTGAGATACATCTAATGCTATTTCAAAAGACAGAGTGTCGCTATTATCAACAACAGTATTGTTATTGACAACAGCAACTACCTCATCATCTTTTGTTAGATTTAATGTACCATCTGATTTATCGTACTCGATTTTTATTATCATTTATTAAATTTTATTAAATTTATATTATTGCTTACGAAGCTGGGTAAGATATTGTTGATCCAGCATCTAAATTAACTGCCATAATCACACATTTTATATCTTCTTGTGGTTGTGCACTAAACTGAATTAACACGCTATTATTGTTTGTCTCAAAATTCCAAACATTAGCGTATACTTGTTGTCTAGTAGTTACTCCCCAAAGCTGAACAATAACATCTTGAGTACCAAAACCGTGTGTAATTTTAGCTTTAAATTGCTCACCGTTTAATTCAGACACATCTATCGTTTTAACAGTAGTAAGAACAGATGATTTGAAGTTAACAAATTCAGGACCATCTGAGCTTGTTAAAGCTATCGAAGCATCTAGACCTCTAAGATTTAAAGTGTCTGTCGCTGTATCAGCTACAGCTGCAACAGCTTGAGAAGTTACAGTACCAGCAGTGCTAGTGTTTGAAACTGCAACAGTTTTAAATATGTCTAACGCAGAGTTTGCATAGCCAGAATCTATATTAAGAGTAACCTTGTCATTTGTAGCTACAGATGTAATACCAGTACCACCAGCGATATACATTGAGTCTGTAGTAGAACTAGCAGTTGATGAACCAGAATCACCTGTGAACGTTGCATATAAGTTTTGTTCTCCAAGAGTACCAGATGCAGTTACTGTTATAGTATCACCAGATCTTGATGTTGATATTCCACCAGCACCAGTTATAGTTAATGTATCAGTAGCTGAGTTAGCAACAGCAGTAC